ATGGTGCTGCAGAAGATACGGATGAGCTTGGTCGCAGTCTTAGTGGCGATGGGGCTCTGGGCGACAGCGGGAAGCGCCTTGGCTCAGCGGGTCGAGCATGACGTGGCGGGGACCATGACGACCCTGGTCGATAATAACCCCGATCGCATCGGGCAGGTGGTTACCGCGCCCGCAGGCTATGATCGTGTGAAGCGGTTCACCTATTGGATCGAGCCGGGCGCGAGCGGTGTGACGGTGCGGCCGGCGGTCCGGGGCTATGATTCCGTCTCGGATCGCTATGCCGATCAGGTGATTGAGACGGGGCCGGACCAGACCTTGTCGGGGACAACGGCGAGGGCCGTCACGTTTGACTTCGACGCGCCGGTCGTCGCGGGCCAACAGTATATGCTGGCGGTGGAAGTCGTGAGCGGCGACGGCAAGATCGAGGTGGTCGACCCGGGCAGTTATGCTGATGGGTTCTGGCTGCAGGTCTATTTCAATTCGCCATTGCTCTTCCCGAACAAGGACGCCCGCTTCCGTGCCGAGTTCGGTCAGGCGGCGCCTGCGGCCATTCCGACGATGACGGAGTGGGCGATGATCCTGATGGCCCTGGCGATGGCCGGGGGAGCGGCGGTCGTGTTGCAGCGGCGTAGGACTGCAGCGGGCTAAACCGCTTCCGACATAATGAGGTCGAGCGTGGCCCCGGTCTGAGAAGGATCGGGGCCTTTTGCTGTCTGGAGGTTGAGAATGGGATGGTGGCGATTGCAGAGGCGCGCAGCGGAGCCGGCCTATGAGGAAAAGACATCGCGCACCGGGCCGCTGATCGCCCTGACCGGGGCGGGCCGGGCGCGGTGGACGCCGCGCGATTACGCCCATCTGGCGGACGAGGGGTTCGGCAAGAACGCCGTGGCCTATCGCTGCGTGCGGATGATCGCGGAGGCGGCGGCGTCGACGCCGCTGATGGTGATGGTCGGGGGCGTGCGCAGCGCGGATCATCCGTTGGCGCGGCTGATCGACAAGCCCAATCCCGAGCAGTCGGGCGGGGAGTTGATGGAGGCGCTGTACGGCGCCCTCCAGACGGCGGGCAACGCCTATGTCGAGGCGACCGGCGACGCGGACGGGGACGGGGCGCCGGACGAGTTATGGGCGCTGCGGCCCGACCGGGTGAAGGTGGTCCCGGGGCGGGCGGGCTGGCCGGAAGCCTATGAGTATGCGGTCGGCGGGCGCGCGGTGCGGATCGGGCGGCACGGCGACGGCTGGTCGCCGGTCATGCATCTGAAGCTGTTTCATCCGACGGACGATCATTACGGGTTTTCACCGCTGGAGGCGGCGGCCTTCGCCATCGACGTGCACAACGCTTCGGGCGCCTGGAACAAGGCGCTGCTGGACAATGCGGCGCGGCCGTCGGGGGCGCTGGTCTATGGCGCCAGGGACGGCAAGCGGCTGACGGCGGATCAGTTCGAGGCGCTGAAGGCGGAGCTGGGCGAGGCCCACGCCGGGGCGCGCAACGCCGGGCGGCCGCTGCTGCTGGAAGGCGGGCTGGACTGGAAGCCGATGAGCCTGACGCCGCACGACATGGACTTCATCGCCGGCAAGCACGCGGCGGCGCGGGAGATCGCCCTGGCGTTCGGGGTGCCGCCGCAGCTGCTGGGGATCCCGGGGGATGCGACCTACGCCAACTATCGCGAGGCCAACGCCGCCTTCTGGCGCGGGACGGTGATCCCGCTGGTGCGGAAGGCGGCCGGCGCGATGACGGGGTGGCTGGGCGGGCGGTTCACAGATTGCCGGATCGAGCCGGACCTGGATGCGGTTCCGGCTCTGCAGGTCGAGCGTGACGCGCTGTGGGCGCGGCTGAATGCCGCGAGCTTCCTGACAGAGGACGAGCGGCGCCGGATGGCGGGGGTGGGGGAGTGATGGAAGCGATAGCTACGGTCGGGGGGCGGTTGAATAGCCAAGCCGCCCCCACCCGGCTTCGCCTGCGGCTCAGCCACCCTCCCCATGAAGGGGAGGGAGAAAGGTGTGCGGATGATGGATTGGAAGAGGATGCCGGTCGCCCTGATCGCGGCGCTTTTGGTGCAGACCATCGGCGGACTGGTCTGGGCCGGCGGGGCGGCGGCGCGGATCGCGACGCTGGAACAGAGGGTCGATGAGCAGCGGCTGGTCGCCGAGCGACTGGCGCGGCTGGAGGCGCAGGGCGAAGCGACGCGCGCCGCGGTCGAGCGGATCGAGCGGCGGCTGGAGGAGAAATGATGGCGGCGATAGGCCGAACAACGGCGGGGCTGGCGATCGCCGGCTACGCCTCCCTGTGGGGCGTGGCGGACCTGAATGGGGACGTGACGGCGCGCGGCGTCTTCGCCGACAGCCTGGCCAAGACCGGCGCGGGCGGGGTGCGGATGCTGCACCAGCATGAGAGCCGCGCCGTGGTCGGCGTCTGGGACCGGATGGTCGAGGACGAGCGGGGCCTGTGGGTCGAGGGGCGGATCGAGGACTGGTCCGCCGAGGCCCGCTACGCCGCCGCCCTGACGCGCGCCGGGGCGCTGGACGGGCTGTCGATCGGCTTTCGGGCGACGAAGGCGCGGCGCGACGGGCGGCTTAGGGTGCTGAGCCGGGCGGAGCTGTGGGAGGTGTCGCTGGTGACGTTTCCGATGCTGCCGGGCGCGCGGTTTCAGGCGCGGGGGGCGGCGGGCTGATCCGGCGTCAGTCGGGCGAGGCCAGCGGGCGGTCGTCGCGACGTCCGTGCAGGCCGGGGGCCTCCTGGGCGTGGCCGCGCAGGGCGATGGCGCAGGATTCAGGGGTCTGGCGCGAGGCGACGGCGGGGCTGGCGCCGCGGTCATAGGCGGCCCGGAGCGCGCGGCGTTCCGTCTCGTCGGCAGTCGGGGCGTGGCGGCGCAGATGGGCGGCGAAGCCCTGTTCGCCCGAAGGCGCGCGATTGAAGCGCTCGCACGCCCCCAGGGTCTCGAACAGACGGGCCTGCAGGGAAGCGTCGGCGGAGAGACGGTTCTGTTGAAGGGGCATGGCGGCTGTTTCCGGCGTGGCGCACGACGGGAGAAGGGCGACGGACAGGGCGATTATGACGAGTTTGAGCATCAATCCTTCCTGCATGAACGATGACGCTAACACGCCTGCGCGACGGCGCAACGAGAGCTGTGGCGCGACCTGCTGAAGCAAGATCGAGACGCGGCGTCGCAACCGCGTCTCCAGCGTAACCGCATCGTGCGGTTCTAACATCGGAGACATCATGAAAGAGACCAAGACCGTCTCGGGCAACCCCGAGGCGCGCGCCGCCATGCATGAGATGATGGCCGCGTTCGAGGCGTTCAAAGGGGCGAACGACGCCCGGCTGGACGAGATCGAGAAGAAGGCTTCGGCCGATGCGCTGCTGGAGGAGAAGGTGGCGCGCATCGATCAGGCCGTGGCGCAGGCGCAGGCGCGCATGGATCGCGTGCTGAGCGAGAGCCGCAGGCCTGTGCTTGAGGCCGACGGCCCCTCCACCGCTTCGCGGTCCCCCTCCCCATTCCATGGGGAGGAGAAGAGCGCGTGGGACGGCTATATGAAATCGGGCGCGTCGCATGGTCTGGAGCTGAAGGCGGGGCTGTCGTCGGCGTCGAACTCGGCGGGCTATGTCGTGCCGCCGGAGACGGAGCGGGCCATCGAGCGACGCCTGATGGCGGGCAGCCCGATGCGCGGGATCGCCACGGTGCGCACCGTCGGCTCGGGCGTGTTCAGGAAGCCGGTGTCGACGGCGGGGGTGACGGCGGGCTGGGTGGCCGAGACGGCGGCGCGGCCGGAGACGGACCCGGCAACGCTGGCGCTGCTGGAGTTTTCTTCGGCCGATCTCTACGCCTGCCCGGCGGCGACGCAGTCCCTGCTGGACGACGCCCTGATCGACCTGGACGAATGGCTGGCGGCCGAGGTCGAGGACGCCTTCGCCGCGCAGGAGACGGCGGCCTTCGTCAGCGGTGACGGGGTCAACAAGCCCAAGGGCTTCCTGGCCTATGCCAATGCGGCCGAAGGAACGCAGACCTGGGGCCAGATCGGCACGGTGGCGTCGGGGGCTGCGGGCGGTTTCGCCTCGACCAACCCGGCGGACAAGCTGATCGACCTGATCTATGCGCCCAAGGCCCAGTATCGGCCGAACGGGCGTTTCGTGATGAACCGACGCACGGTCTCGGCGGTGCGCAAGTTCAAGGATGCGGACGGCAACTATGTCTGGTCGCCGGCGACGCGGCCGGGCGAGACGGCGTCGCTGCTGGGCTATCCGGTCACCGAGATCGAGACCATGCCGGATATCGGCGCCAACAGTCTGTCCATCGCGTTCGGCGACTTTGCGCGCGGCTATCTGATCGTCGACCGCGCGGGGGTGCGAGTGCTGCGCGATCCCTATTCGGCCAAGCCCTATGTGCTGTTCTACACGACCAAGCGCGTGGGCGGCGGGGTGCAGAACTTCGACGCGATCAAGCTGATGAAGTTCGCGGCCTCGTAAGAGACGCTGAAGCTGGGCCCTCTCCCGGCGGGAGAGGGCTTGAGCCTCGGAGAGCCGAAGGCGATCCGCAAGGCGAAAGGGTGAGGGGCAGACGGTTCAGTCGGCGTGAGCCGCTGCCCGACGGCTGCCGCCGACGGCCGCCGGGAACCCTCATCCGGCCCTTCGGGCCACCTTCTCCCATCGGGAGAAGGGATGCAGAAACATAGGAGAGTCTGGCATGACCGCACCCGTGAGCCTCACGGAGGCGAAGCTGTTCCTGCGCGTCGAGCATGAGGCGGAGGACGGGCTGATCCAGACGCTGATCGACGCGGCCAGGGCGCGGGTGGAGGGGGAGGTGGGCTTGAGCTTGACCTCGACCTCGCCGGCGCCGCTGCGGCTGGCGGTGATGATGCTGGTGATGCGCGCCTATGAGCGCGGCGACGGCGAGATGAGCGCGGCGCCGGTCGAGGGGTGGATCGCGCCCTATCGCGTGGTGCGGCTGTGAGCGCGGGCGCGATGAAGGTGGTGGCGTCGCTGGTGCGGCCGGTGGAGGCGCAGACGCCCTATGGCGGGCGCGTCGTCAGCTATGAGCCGGTCGGGTCGCTGTGGCTGAGCCTGGGGGCGCGGCGGCGGCGCGAGCGGACGGACGCGGGCGTGACGCGCGGCGTGGAGACGCTGAGCGCCACGGTGCGGGCCGATCCGAGGCTGGAGGAGGGGCTGGTGGTCCGCTTCGGCGGGGCGGACTGGGGCGTCGTGGGCGTCGAGGCCGATCCGAAGGCGGCGGGTCGGGTGCGGCTGAATCTGGAGCGGGCGCGATGAAGGATCATGAAGGGGCGCTGGTGAAGGCGCTGATCGCGCATCTGGGCGGCGACGGGGCGCTGAAGGCGCTGCTGGGCGATCCGGTGCGGGTCTGGGATGAGCCGCCGCAGGGGGCTGCGTTTCCGCATCTGGTGATCGGGCGGTGCGAGAGCCGGCCGCTGAACGCCGACGGCGGCGGGGTGGAGCAGCGGCTGACCCTGACCTGCGCCAGTCGGTTCAGGGGGCTGGAGGAGGCGCGGGCCGTGGCGGCGGCGGTGCGGCCGCGGCTCGCCGATGCGCTGCTGGAGGCGGACGGGGTGAGGGCGGTCAGCGTGGCGGTGACGTTCACGGACCTGTTCCGCAGCCCGGATCTGAAGCGGGCATGGGCGGTGATGCGGCTGCGGGCCGTGACGGAAGAGGTTTAGCGCGGCGCCTCTCCCTCCCCTTCATGGGGAGGGTGGTCGCGATAGCGACCCGGTGGGGGCGCGGGGCGATCGGGGCGCGGCGTGGGCATGGCCTTGGCCCTCCCCACCCGGCCTCGCCTGCAGCTCGGCCACCCTCCCCATGAAGGAGAGGGAGAAGGCGTGCGTGTTCTGGAAAACGAAGCGAGGAAAGATGACGGCGCAACGGGGCAAGGACATCCTGCTGAAGATCGAAGGCGCCGCCGGCGCCCTCATCACTGTGGCGGGGCTGAGGGCGAGGACGATTTCGCTGAACGCCAAGACGGTGGACGCGACCGACAGCGACAGCGCCGGGCGGTGGCGCGAGCTGCTGGCGGGCGCGGGCGTGAAGTCGGCGGCGGTGTCGGGGCAGGGAATCTTTCGCGACGCGGCGTCGGACGCCCTGATCCGCGAGGCGTTCTTTGAGCAGGCGGCGAAGACGTGGCGGCTGATCGTGCCGGACTTCGGCGTGCTGGAAGGGCCGTTCCTGGTCGCCGCGCTGGAATATGCGGGCGAGCATGAGGGCGAGGCCAGCTTTGCGCTGAGCCTGGCCAGCGCGGGCGAGATCCGTTTCGAGGCGCTGTGATGGCGAACGGCGTGCGGGGCGAGGTGGTCGCGAGGCTGGCGGGGGCGGAGCGGACGCTGTGCCTGACGCTGGGCGCCTTGGCCGAGATCGAGACGGGGCTGGGCGTGGCCGGGATGGCGGCGCTGGCGGAGCGGATGCGCTCGCTGTCGGCGCGCGATCTGATGGTGGTCCTGGCGGCGCTGTTGCGCGGCGGAGGCGAGGTTGCGCTGGCGGACGGACTGGCGAGCGCGCCGGTTGATCCGCGCGAGGCGGCGGAGGCGGTGGCGAAGGCCTTTGCGGCGGCGGCGTGAGCACGCCTTGGAGCGAGATGATGCAGGCGGCGGCGCGGATGGGCGTGGGGCCGGATGGCTTCTGGCGGCTATCGCTCAAGGAGTGGCGGATGCTGACGGCGGGGCCGGCGCAGGCGGCGCCCCTGGGGCGCGGCGAACTGGAGCGGATGCAGGAGATGTGGCCGGATGACCGATAGTTTCAGGCCGGACGGCATCGACGCCGTGCCGGTGAAGGCGGCTGAGGCGGCGGCGGCGCTGGAGGCGCTGAAGGAGCCGGCGGAGCGGGCGGCGGCCTCGATCGAGGATGCGTTCGGGCGAGCGGGGGCCAGTCTGACGCGCTCGCTGGCGCGGGCGGCGGCCGACGGGCAGGTGACGCTGGCTGAGTTGGCGCGGGCGGTGCTGAACGCCGTCAATGCGGCGGCCGGCGTGCGCGGCGGCGGGGGACTGTCGGGCGCCATAGCGGCGGCGATGGGCGGCTTCGGCGGCGCGCGGGCGGACGGCGGGCCGGTGCTGGGCGGGGGCGCCTATCTGGTCGGCGAGCGCGGGCCGGAGGTGTTTCGCCCGGCGGGCGCCGGGACGGTCGAGCCGATGGGCGGTCCCTCTGGTTCTGGACCCGGGGTGACGGTGAACGTGACGGTGGACGGCGGCGCCGAGGGGCTGTTGCGGTCAGAGACGCAGATCGCACGGATGCTGGCGCGGGCGACGGCGCTGGGCGCGCGCTGA